TTCTAGTTACGATGAGTATCGTCAAGCAGTAGGTCTAATAGAAGGTGTTGAATTTGCACAGGACTTACTAAGGCATATAGTTAAACATCGAATATATGAGGAAGAAGATTGATGCAAGCTGTACAACTAGAGAAATCAATTAATAATTCAGATTGGGTAAATTCAGATAGTGATCTAATTGATGTAAATGATTTACCAGATATTCCTGGTTATCACGTTTTAGTTCAACCAGTAATAGTTAAAGAGAAAACTAAAGGTGGTATTATTATTCCTGAAAAGTTAAAGGATGATATAGCATATCTTACTACAGTAGGCAGAGTATTAAAATTAGGCGACCTTGCTTATAAAGACAAAGAGAAGTTTCCATTAGGAGAGTGGTGTGCTACAGGCGACTATGTTTGCTATGGAAAGTTTACTGGTCAAAAGTTTGTTTACAAAGGTGTTAAGTTAATTCTTTTGTTTGATGATCAAATTATTATGAGGGTAGAAAGTCCTCATACACTTGATCCAACTTTTAATCTTTCAAATTAATTTGTGTATTTATATTATATAATATAAAATATAGTAACGGCGTAGGATAAACCTTAATTCGTTAGGTTCGCCACTAGCGGTACGTAAAGGAAAAGTAATGAGTGAGAATCAAGAAGAGTGGTCAACCATTGAAGTAGATGGTGTAGAAAAACAAGAAGCTGTTCAGTTTGAAGTAGAAGGTCAAGAAGCAAATGAAGAACCTGTTCAAGCTGTTGTAGAAGAAAATACTGAAGAAGTACAAGAAGCTGCACAGCCTGAAGAAGCTGAAGACAAAGAACAGCCTATAAAAGAATTAGAAGGTATTGAGACTAAAGGCGCAGAGAAACGTATTCGCCAGTTAATTCGTCAACGTAAAGAACGTGATGAAAAACTTCAAAGCATGGAAGAGCGTCTTAGTACACTTCAAAATGAATTAAATCAAAAAGAAGAGCAGTTATCTACTTCTCTAAAAAGTTCTATAGATAATAGTGAATCTCAATTAACTAATAATTTAGAGGCTGCTAAAAGTATTTACAGACAAGCTATAGAGAATAGTGATATAGATGCTCAGATTACAGCACAAGAAAGTATTAGTAAAGCACACGCTGAACTCAATCAAATAAATAATCAACGTACAGCATTAGAAAATTATACTGCACAGGCAGAGCAACAACAGGTAAGTCAACCACAACAACAGCCTACTAAATATGATCCAAAAGCTGTTGATTGGGCAGCTAAGAATGATTGGTTTGGTAAAGATCAAATAATGACTACGGCTGCTTTGTCTATAGACCAAGAACTAAAAGATGAAGGATACGATCCTTCTGATAATGATTTTTACGAGGAAATCGATAATAGATTACATAGTCGTTATCCTCAAAGGTTTCAGGGTACTCCTACTCAAGAACCTGAAACACCTCGTTTGCAGGATACATCGTCAAATTCTGCTCAAGTGGTAGCTGGTGCATCACGCACACCTAAAACTTCTAAGAGTAATAAAGTTAAACTAACACAAGAAGACGTTCGTTTAGCTAACAAATGGGGGATATCACTTGAACAATATGCTACTGAAAAGCTTAAAGTTGAAAAAGCTGAAGGCGACTACACAAGCATTTATTAATTAAGCGTGGAAGGAAAAATTACAATGGCACGAAATACAAACTCACGTAGTACTAGCACAAGGGAAGCTAAACCTCGTAGGACTTTTGAAGAACCTAACTGGTTAGATATTCCACCGACTGTTGCAGAAAGATTCAAAAGTGAAGGCATGTCTTTGCGTTGGATTCGTATGACTATGAAAGGCAACGACGATATTCAAAATATCAGTAAGCGCCAAGCAGAAGGTTGGGAGATAGTTCAATCCGAGGAAGTTCCCGAAATGACACACTCCTCTGTCGTGAGAGAGGAAGGACGATATTCAGGAGCAGTCTGTCGTGGAGACTTGGCTTTGGCAAAAATGCCAACTGACCTAGCTGAATCCCGTCAAGAATTTTATGAGCAAAAAAGTAGGGATGCGGTAGGCGCTGTAAACGCACAACTAATGCGTAATTCAGATTCACGTATGCCAATTTCAAACTCTAGTCGCTCAAGGGTAACTACAGGAAGGCAACCTTCTTTTCAAGATTAGCTTTCCTGTTTGTCATCGTAACTTTAAAACAAGGAAAGGAATAGTGTTATGAGTGATACAAAAGCACTAAACGGCCTTAGTCCTTCTCGCAAACGTGGTGGTGCCTCGAACAGCACTGCTACGAATGAATATCCCATTGCAAGTGGTTTCGGAACCAACATCTTCAGTGGCGATATTGTTTGTAATTCTGGAGGAAATGTGGTCGTTCTGAGCGTTTCAACCCAAAAAGCTATAGGTGTTTTTCAGGGTTGTCAATATACTGCTAACGGTGAAATTAAGTATTCTAACTACTGGCCTAGTGGTACATCTTCTGACGATGCGGTTGCATTCGTTGTTGATGACCCACAAGCAACCTTTGTAGTTCAAGCTGATGCTTCTGTCACCGCTGGTGATATTATGTCAAAGAACTTTAGTTGTACAATAGGTGCAGGTTCTACGGTAACTGGTCGTTCCGGTTTCGGAATTGCCGCTGCTTCTCGCACTGACACTACGGGTGGTATGCTTCGTGCTATCTCTGTATTGGATGAGCCAGGAAACGATATTACTGTTGCTGCAGATCGTGCCTTCCCAAAACTTGAAGTTCGTATCGTGCGTCACGTAGATGCTTACATCTCCGCTGACTCATCGGCTAACTAAGGAAGGGAGTAATAAAAAATGGCTATTAATCGCTCTAGTATTGCGAAAGAACTGCTCCCAGGATTAAACGCTGTATTTGGTATTGAATACAATGATGTGGACAATGAACATGCTTCACTCTTTGATATTGAACAATCAGATCGTGCGTTTGAGGAAGAAGTTCTATTCACCGGCTTTGGCACGGCACCTGTTAAAAGTGAAGGCGCTGCTGTTCAGTTTGATGATGCACAAGAAGGCTATGCTTCTCGTTACAGTCACGAGACTATAGCTCTTGCTTTTGCAGTAACTGAAGAAGCTATGGAAGATAATCTTTATGACACTTTTGCTAAACTACGTGCGCGTGGTCTTGCCCGTGCAATGGCTAACACTAAGCAAGTTAAAGCTGCTGATGTTTTCAACAACGGCTTTGCGGCGACAAGTCCTGGTGGGGACGGACAGCCTTTCTTCAGTGCTAGTCATCCAGTAGTTGGTGGCGGTACTCAATCCAACACTCTTGGTGCTACTGATCTTTCGGAAGCATCTCTTGAGTCGGCTTTGATTACCATCTCAAAAGCAGAAGATGATCGTGGTATTCTTGTTGGTCTACAGGTTGAGTCACTTCATGTGCCTTCGGACCTTGCCTTTACGGCAGACCAAATCTTGAATAGCACAATGTCAACGACAATTGGTGTTAACCCAACGACTGCTGCAAACGGTGCAACGAATGTTAATGATATTAACAGCATCCGTAATCAGGGTCTAGTTCCTGGTGGCTTTTATGTAAACCGTAGGTTCCAAGACGGTAATGCTTGGTATCTGCGTACTGATTGCCCGAATGGAGCTAAAATGTTTGTTCGTGCGCCTCTTCAAACTAAGATGGAACCTGATTTCGATACAGGTAATCTTAGGTTTAAAGCGCGTGAGCGTTACAGCTTCGGCTTCTCTGATTGGCGTAGCTATTACGGTGCTTCTGGTTCGTCCTAAGAGTAGCGTAAACTAGGTTAATATAGACTAAGTTAGGTGAGGGTGGAGAGAAAGATACAAACTTCTTTTTCTTCACCCTTTGCTTTTGTAATTACTGGTCTTGTTATATAATACAAATAATCAAATTCTATTTATATAAAGGAACAAAACATGGCAACTACTATTCGACAGGGATTTGTAACTGGAAGTGGGGCAGTTCTTGATACTGTAACTAGTGTCTCTCTTGCAGATACTCGTATCCGTTCCGTATTTGCTACAGGCATTGGTCAATTTCTTATTACTGGAACTTCTACTGATGCGCGAGGCACAGTTAAAGGAAACAACATTAGGTTTGTAAATACTACAGCATGTGATGCAAATGAAGTTTACTTCTCTGATTTAGGTGTTGCAATGAAAGGAACAGTTGTGGTTTCTGCTCCAGCTTCGACAGCAACAATAGCAGTGTTCTATGGTTGATTACACTTATCTGGTAAACGATATTATCCAGGCATCTGAAAATGAAGGAACAGAGTTTATTAACTATATTCCTAAGATGGTTAATCGTGCTGAAGAGCGTTTAACAAAAGACTTAGATGACTATGGTTTAGTATCTTATACTTCTATTGCCGTCTCTTCTGGAAATAATATCCTTACTTTACCTACAGGAACAAGAGTAGTTAAGAATATTAATATTGTAAGTAACTCTACAAAAATTAATTTGTTACAAAGAACAGATGAATATATTAATGACTACTGGCCTGTAAGCGCATCAACTGATGAGCCAAGATATTACGCTCCTCGTAATAATACTACAGTTTTGATTGCGCCTACTCCTGCTTCTACTTATGGTGGACAAGTTGTACATGTTAGTCGCCCAGTAACATTAACATCTGCAACTCCTGAAAATTACTATACTGATTTTTGTTATGACCTTCTTTTTAATGCTTCTATGATAGAGGCTATGGTCTTTCAAAAAGACTATCCTACTTCACAATTATTTGAACAGCGATACTCACAGCTTCTAGAACTACAACGCAATCAGGCACGTAGAACACGTAGAGATGATATGCAAAGTCCTGCAAGTCCTGCTGGTGCAGATGACAATCTAGTAGCTAATACTAATTAATGAGTAATTAAGATGTCAGAACTAAGTTTAATTAAGTTTTCTCCTAAAAGTTTTTTACATGTACTAGATAAATATAATTTTCCTGATTGGTATATATTTTTACTTTTTTGTTTTGCTAGAAATCCTGGTGAACCTAGAGATAGGACAGGAAATTTATCAAATCCTTTTAAAATAGATTCAAAATATAAAATTACAATCCCTAATGATTTATCTGGTGGCACTAATATTATTCAATATATGGAGGATAGAGCATCTGAAATAGAAACAATAGCTAATGGTAAATATTTAGATTTGTTTTTATCTGGCGGTTTTGATTCAGTAGCGGTATATGCAACACTTATTAAAATTTGTGATGTATCAAAAATAAGAGCATGTTTTTGGTATAGTGATGACATATCAGATAAAAAAGCATTAAATCAATTTAGTCCTGAATTATACAACTATATTATTTCTAATAAATATAATTATCGTTTATTAAATAATTCACAATTACATGCAGATGATGCTGTTTCTATTATTGGTCATCCCGGTAATTTTATATCAGGAACAAATGTAAAAAATTATGTGAGTAAAACAAGAATTAATGGTATAATAACTACACTACATTCTAAAATTATAGATGGAGATTATGATAATAAATCTTGGGAAGAATTAATTACAGATATAGGAAATAATATTAAAGATCAAGAGTTAAATGATTTTAATGAATCTTTTAATTTTAATATTGCTAAAGTTGTAGAACAACTAGCTCCTGTTTTCAATTCTTGCCCTGTAGATATATCTGGTGATGCAATAAAAACTTTATGGTGGTTTAAATTTTCTATGGGATACTCTGACAGAGTTTTAGGACCGTGGTATTTAATGAAAAATTTATCAACAGATAGAGCAGATCAAGTATTTCCTTTTTATCATGGAGATAATTTCCAAAAGTACATGATAAATGTTTGCCTAAATCAAAAAAAATATATTCATCCACCTCACAATCGTAATGATGAATTGAGAGAATACATGTTAGATTTTTATTCTGATTCTAAAATAGTTGAAAATACAATTAATTTAGATAACGTAATAGGTTTAGTACATAGTAAAGAAACAAGAGGTGTAATGAGATTAAATAACGGTGAAGTTTTAGATACTAATGAATATCTCGAAAGAGAGTCTGAACTAAAAAGTATTTTTTATCAGTAAGGAGACTATAATGGCTGGTCCTATTTTTGACCCTCTTAATCCTAATGAAAGTCCTGCTACAAAGTATCAAAGAGAGATTGATGCTATGAATAGAAAAGGAGGAGGAAAAAGAAAGCCTAAAGATAAATCACTTGAAGAGGCTATAATTTCTGATGAAGAAAATGAACCTCTTGATCTTATTTATGGTAATCAAAAATTTAATCCTAAAACAGGAATGTATCAGACAATGAAGAAGGGTGGACAAGTTAAGAAACGAAATAACTTTTCAGGGCGTGGAGCAGGTCGTGCTTTACGTGGCTTTTAATTATAGGAGAATATTATGGCACAGAAAAGTGGACATGCAGCACGGCAGTCTAAGGAAAAAAAGAATGAACTTAAAGCTAAAGAAAAAAAATTAATTGATGCTATTATTAAAGATGAAGATACTAGTAATAAAAAACTAGGAATATTAAGAAGGCATCCATATTATAAAGCTTCTGTAGCAAGAGCAAAGAAAGAAAAAGAAGTAAGGGAAGAGAGAGAAAAGAAAGGTTTACCTCCTGAGAATATATTTCAAAAATCTAAAAGACGAGGAGCAGAAAAAGAAGTACCAAAAATAGAAGTCGGTCCTGCTCCTAAAGTAACTGCTCTTAAACCTGAAGGACCTAAAGGACCAAAAAAGAAAAAAACTGACTCTACTTCTACTTCTGATTCTAAAAAAACAGGTAGTGAATATAAGGCATATCCTGGTGCTGCTGGAAGAGCAGGGTTTGAGTATAGAAGAGATACATCAGAAATTTTAGATGACAAGACTGTTTCTGATGAGATTAAAGAAAGAATAGAAGAAGAAGAACTTTATGAAGGTGACTTCAAGGGTGGTCGTGTAGGAAAAGGTAAGAAGAAGAAAGTAAGTCAAGCACCTCGCGGTGTTCGTTCTGCACTCAGAGGTTTTAAACCTAATATAGGTGCTAGTAAAGGAAATAAACGTACTAGAGGTACAGGAGGCGGCTGGGTTTAAGTATGGATAAACAAAGCAATGATTCATTAAAAAGTATACCTGAAGATAACGTAGGTCTTAGTAAACTTCCTACACCTGTTCGCAATAAAATGGGATATAAGAAAAAAGGTGGTAAGGTTGGTAAACCTCTAGGCTGTGGACAAGCAGAAAGAGGTTTCGGTAGAGGACCATATAAGAAGCAAGGAATGTAAGATGGCTAAACTTTGTCCTAAAGGAAAAGCTGCAGCAAAAAGAAAGTTTGATGTTTACCCATCAGCTTATGCTAATATGTATGCGTCTGCAGTTTGCAGTGGCAAAGTAACTCCTGGTGGAAAGAAAAAGAAAAAGGCTGTTAAGAAGAAAAAAGGAGGTGGTCTTCGGAAGTGGGTAGGTGAGAAATGGGTTGACATTGGTGCGCCAAAAAAGGATGGTAAGTATCAACCTTGTGGTAGAAAGTCTACTAAAGGAAGTAAAAGAAAATATCCTAAGTGTGTGCCACTTGCTAAAGCAAAAAGTATGACAGCTTCTGAAAAAAGATCTGCTGTTAAAAGGAAGAGAGCTAAACCTCAAGGAGTAGGTGGCAAACCTACAATGGTAAAAACATTTAAGTCAGGGGGTGGTCAAATTAAACCTAGAGGGTGTGGGATAGCCAAGAGAGGTTTTGGTAAAGCTATGAAAGGTAAATAGGTACAGAATGGCAGTAAGAACAAAAAAGAAAAGTGTACGAAAAGGTAAGGGCATGAAAGGAATGACTATCGGTGGTGGTCATAAACGTCCTACTAAATCTGGTGCTGGTTTAACTGCTAAAGGAGTAGCTAAATATCGCAGACAAAATCCTGGTAGTAAACTTAAAACTGCTGTAACTGAATCTAAACCTACTGGTAAGAGAGCAGCAAGACGTAAGAGTTATTGCGCTAGATCAGCAGGACAAATGAAGAAGTTTCCTAAAGCTGCTAAGAATCCTAATTCAAGACTTAGGCAAGCTAGGAAAAGGTGGAAATGTTAAAAAAGAAAAAAGACCCTAAAGTTGGTACGGGCAAAAAACCTAAAGGATCAGGACGTAGACTTTATACAGATGAGAATCCAAAAGATACAGTAAGTATAAAATATGCTACAGTTAAAGACGCTAGAGATACTATTGCAAAAGTTAAAAGGATAAGAAAGCCATATGCAAGAAAGATACAGATATTAACAGTATTAGAACAACGTGCAAAGTTTGCAAAAAAACCAGAACAATCTAGGTTAGCAAAAGTTGCTAAACAAACATTAAGAAAGAAACATAAAAGTAAAAAGTAAAATGGCATATTTAAGTTCAAACATCCCACAATTTAAATGTTGGGTGCGTAAAGAATTTACTAATAACCACATGGACTATGAAGGAGAATATTTACACGCTTTAGTAATTGCAGTTAATACAATACCAGACAGATCATTAACTTTTAATGTTGTATTTACTGGATGTGACGAAGAAGAAAATGTACATGGTGGAGCAATGTGGGCAAGGATGCCCATTACAGCTTTAATAGCTGATACTAGGTTAGAAGAATGGCCTGTTAAAATGCCCACCCATTTAGCTCAACCTTGGGACTGTTCTTCTAGAAATCATGCTATAATAGTAATGGACAGAGTATCTTCAAGTCCTTGGTTATGTAAGATAGACAATGTTTTTCACACTGGGAGATATTTATTTACGGTAGATTATACAGATAGTTCTATATCAGATGATCCTGCACAACATAAACAGTCACATGTTTTAGAATTAATTGATGCAGGAGAATATACTGGTAATATCGTAGCACTACCAAACAATAGAGTAAGAGTAACTAATCCTGCTTTATGGGTAACTGGTGAAGGCGCACCAGACTTTTTACCAAGTCAGTATGTTCATTCAGCAGAAATACATGATAGCTATATGAATCCATATCTAACTTTTAACAACTTGTATGAAAAGGAAATTGAAGATGAAAAAAAGTAAGTATATGTCAAAGATGAAAAAAGGTGGCTCTATGAAGAAGACAAAGTATATGTCTAAAGGTGGAGCAGTGAAAAAGAGTAAGTATATGTCTAAAGGCGGTGCTGTAGGCAAAGCACCTCATAATCGCCTTTATTAGTAATGGCAATAAATAGATCAAAGATAAGCCAACAAATTCTTAAACCACCATCTAAAAAGAAAAAGAAAAATAAACTTATTAGATCAATTGCTTTAAAAACAAATAGGCGTATTAAGTCTAAAAGGAGATAAAGATGTCAAATAATCCAGAGGGAATAAAAGAATATACTTATAATTATATTCGTAATCCTCGTACTGCAGAAGATATAGATAAGATGACAGGTCGTCCCACTGGTCAAGGATATGGCGCTGCACGTAAAGGTCCACAGATTAAAGCTAAAGAACAAGATGTTGTAGTGGACTATGATCCAGGTAAAATCATAGAATACAAAGACTAGGAATAACTAAATGGCTACTAGCGGAACATACGACTTCTCAATGGATATTGATGAAGTTATTCAAGAAGCAACGGAGATGATTGGCGGTGAGCAGACACTAGGACATGAACCTAAATCTGCTCGTAGATCGATTAATCTTCTTCTCCAAGATTGGCAGAACCGTGGCATTCTTCTTTGGACTGCTGGTACAACTGCTATTTCAGTCTCTACCAGTGTAACATCTTATGCTTTAACTTCAAGTACAATTGATGTTACTGAAGCAGTTCTTAGACGAGATGATGTTGATCTTCAACTTGAGCGTATTACGATGGAAGAGTATTTAAAGATTCCTCGTAAAAGTCAAACAGGAAGACCTAATCAGTATGCTGTTCGTAGAGAAAGAGGCAACCCTGTTTTATTTCTTTGGCCTATTCCAGAGAATACTACGGATATTTTAAAACTAGAAAAAGTTAAATACACAGAAGATATAACAAAATCTGCTGGTCAGAATGCAGACATATCTCGTAGGTTTTTACCTTGTCTAACTACAGGTTTAGCTTACTACATGGCTATGAAACGCCCAGGTGTAGATGTAGGTCGTATTGGTCTTCTCAAAGCAGAGTATGAGGAACGTCTTATGAATGCTATGGATGAAGATAGAGAAAGAGCAAGCGCTTATTTTTTACCTAGAATAAATAGGTTATAATAATGGCGAGTAATAAGAATGCCAAAGCTGTATGTGATATGTGTGGTTTTGTTTACCCGCATAGGGTAATGAAACTTAATAGTTATGGTTTACTTGTTTGTCCTACTGACTTTGATGGAGCATATGATCTAAAGAACCATCCACAGAATAAAGTACCTGATGTAAGAGATGATACAAATATTCGTAATCCCCGTCCACCGTCTAACTCAGATAGAAATCTTGAATGGCAAAACGCCAATACTAAATGGGAAGACACAGATAAATTTTGGAATCTAATATAATGGCAACACTCACTGGCAAACTTATATCAAACACTTATAAAGATTTACTTCAAGTAAGTAATAGTAATGACGGAGTTGATTCAACTGTACGGTTTGTTTCAGATGGTGAAGGGACAAACTCTGCTTTAAAAATAAGTAACTCTGAAGTTGAGACAACAGGAAAATTAACAGTTGGTGCTAATATTAGCGCATCAGGAAATATAACAGGTAACTCTGCTACTATAATAGGAAATGTTACTGCAGCAAGATATTATGGTGATGGTTCTAATCTAACTGGTATTTCTGCTGCTGCTGCAACATCAGTAACTTCCTTTACAACTAATAATCTAACGGTGGTTAGTGGCGCAGTCTTTAGTGGCAAGGTTAGTGGAACCGCTGCTGAATTTAGTGGTGTAGTGTCAGCTTCAGTATTTGCTGGAACTGCTGCTACATTTAGTGCTAACGTAACTGCAGCAGCTTACTATGGTGATGGATCAAACTTAACTAATCTTTCTGTTACTCCCACAACATCCGTAAGTTCTTTCACAGCAAATCAATTAACAGTAGTTAGTGGAGCAGCTTTTAATGGAAAAGTTAGTGGTACTACTGCAGAGTTTAGCGGCATAGTATCGGCTGCTGGTGCTAATTTTAGTGGTAATGTAACTGCAGCAGCTTACTATGGTGATGGGTCAAATTTAAGTAATCTTCCTTCTGCACCTACTTCAGTATCAGCTTTTACAATTAATACACTTAGTGTTGTAAGTGGCGCAACCTTTGGTGGTAAAATAGCTGGCACTACAGCAATATTTAGCGGTAATGTTAGTGCAGCAGCTTACTTTGGTGATGGATCAAACTTAACAGGTATAACAGCATCTGCTCCTACATCTGTTGCTTCTTTTACAACTAATCAACTAACAGTAGTTAGTGGTGCGGCATTCACTGGTAAAGTTAGCGGCACTGCAGCAGAGTTTAGTGGCAATGTTAGTGCAGCGGCTTATTTTGGAGATGGTTCTAATTTAACAGGTATTGGAGGTAATGTAACATCAGTAACATCATTTACTGCTAATCAACTTACTGTTGTAAGTGGCGCAGCATTTACAGGTAAAGTTAGTGGGACAGCCGCAGAGTTTAGCGGTATAGTATCAGCAGGGACATTTGCTGGTGCATCAGGTATATTTACAGGTAAAGTAAGTGGTACAACTCTTGCGATGACAGGAGCAGTATCTGCTTCTACATTTTCTGGTGTTGGTGCTACATTTAGTGGTAATGTAACTGCAGCATCTTATTTCGGTGACGGATCAAACTTAACAGGCGTTGAAGCATCTGCTGCTACATCGGTTGCAGCTTTCACAGCTAATCAACTTACTGTTGTAAGTGGTGCAACATTTACTGGAAAGGTTAGTGGTACTGCGGCAGAGTTTAGTGGTAATGTTAGCGCAGCTAATGTATTTGCAGCTACTAATATATTTATAGGGGGTGCTGCAAT